TGCTTTCCTTGTGTTTTGAATGTACCTTCAATTTCAATAGCTTGGCGAAAAAACTCTGCGTAGTCACCTTCAAGATCGCCTCTATCGTTGATATGACAGTAATCAATAAGATCGTCTGAGTTGTTTATCAATGCCCATCTGATAATAGATCGCTCGTCATCATCCATTAATGATAGTTGATCGGAAATGGCTGCTTCATCGGGAATGCTCTTGGTGATATGATTCATCTCACCAAAACCGCAAGCCTCATTTACACGCAACACCTCTTTGATTGCACTTCGCCCTTGCAGTCTACCAAACGTTAACATCTGGCTTACTCTATCATGCCCATATTTCTCTTTTAAATACACAATGATCTCGTCACGCTTGCCGCCCGGAACATCAATGTCAATATCTGGTAGAGAAATATGATCCTTGGTGTTACGACCAGCATTGTAAAATCTTTCAAACAATAGATCAAACTCAATGGGATCAATCTGAGTAATGCCTAGCAAGTAAGATATCAGACAACCAGCAGCAGATCCTCGTCCCGGTCCTGCCATCCAGCCATTTCGGTTTACAATAAAGTCTAAAATGTCCCAAACAATCAGAAAGTAGCCAAACAAATCAGCATCTTCAATAACCTTGAATTCGTGACGAAAGCGATCTCCGTACTCTTTCTTTTTATCTTCGTCTTTTACTTTTTCATGGAGTAGCCTCATCCATCCTTCTCGCGCTAGGTGCTGTAAGTAATCGCCTTCTGATTCGCCTTTTGGAGTTTCAAACTTTGGAAGCATTGGTTGGTTTAGTATATTGTAGTTTTCACACTTATTAAGTATATCTTCAAAACAATCCATTCTTGGATCTTCAATAACTATTCTAGCTACTTCCTGACGATCTTTAAGATACCAATCATTAGAATGAAAGAACCTTTGGAACTCTCCCGCATTGGAAATATCTTTCTTGACTTTTGGAATCGTAGTCTTGAGCCCAGAACAGATCAGGATTCTATGCAGGTCAGCTTGAGACTTTTCTACATAGTAAGTTTCTGTAAACGCATCAGACTTGTGATAGAAATCATCGCCTTTGATTGGAGAAAAAAACTCAGAAATGCTAACGGCGATTAAGTTGCCCTGTTTAATCAAGGACTGGTCTGGCTCGCCATCTTTGATAGAGCTAACAATCTGAATTAGTTCTAGCCAGCCTGTATGATTTTTGGCGAACAAGGTGTAATCATCAAAAGCGCAGCCAATAATTGGTTTGATATCGTGCTTAATGCAAGCCTGATAGAACGACACAGCGCCAGAGATAGACTTGTAATCAGCAATACCACAAGCAGGATAAGAGTTATCTGCGGCTTTCTTTGCTAGTTCGTCTGGCTTAGAGAAGGCTCTTTGTAAAGAGTAGTGCGTGAAGTTGCACAGCGGAAACCATTTTTTCATTATACGTCCTCAAAAGTAAACTCAAAAAATAGAGCGGGTGGGCGACAGCGACCTGCGGTTCTGTTGTCGCAAGTTTTCCTTAAACGCCCGTCTCTATATAATAGGGGTGGGAAGTACTTCGGTACCAGCGATCTCGCCGCTAGTTAGCTCTAACCTCCCATTGCCCTATATATATAATAGCCTATAAACTCAAAAAATACAACTCAATTATAGGAAAATTTTACCATTTTCTGCAAGACCAGTATCGTGCTTTGTGACGAGGCCCCGGATTGCTGCAATTGTGACGAGCGCGAAAGCTCTTGCGGCGAGCAGGATCAGACTTCTTGATCTTCATATTGGGATCACCAAAGTTGACCTTGACAACGTTCCCTTTGGGGTTCTTCACGTAAACGCTGAACTTCTTTGGTCCTTTTGGTGTGCGGAACGGTTTACCAAGCTGGACCTTGCGGCCTTGATACTCAGCAGCGCGAACGGGAATTAAAACTCTGCCATCTTTTTTGTAGATACCCCTCTGATCAAACTCATAAACCTCTCCGGTCTTGGGGTCTTTGTATTTGTAATCAGACTGGGCTTTCTTCCATGATTCTGGATCTGGACGATCTGGATCACCCTTCTTTGCAGGTTTGTAGTTTTTACCTTCACGCTCTTTCTTTTTACGGATATTTTCCCAAAGTCCGGGCTTGGCTACAGAGATATCCCACTCTTCTGTTTCCTCACCCCAGTCAATATCGTTAGCGTATTCTTCTTCTGTGGGGATATAGAAATTATCCTCAGTTAATTCTTCTGTATGACCAAACGTTTCATCATACCATAGCTCATCAGCTTCTGACATATAGTTTGACATATTAAACTCCTATTAGTTCAGGGTATAGTTTATATCTAATATTTTCCCAAATAGCTCCAACAATAACCATTGAAGCCTCGTTATCACTGGGGTAATGAACCCCTTGTAAACATCTTGCTAATCCAATTTGTCCGGGAATCCTAAATAATTCTCCGCTTAATTCTGGATATTTAGCGGCCAGATAGTAGGTAGCGATTGCGCCGTAAGCAGTGTGTCCAGATGGATACGCTGGAGTGAGATGAGTATCGCTCTCCATGTGGTTAACGTTGATATCTCTTAGCGGAGCCAATTGATACGGTCTTGGCCTGTCATACTTGTATTTTAACATCTGCACAACATTATCAACAATATTCCAGAGTTTTTCAATCTCATTATATGGGTATTTAACAGCTATATTTTTAAGTATATCTTCGTATAAAGGTATACCAAAATCTTTATCTACCATTTTTACCAGTTGTACTTGACCAACAGTCAAACTTCTAGTGACTTCTTGTAGATATAGCAGTTCGTACTTTGTAGTTTCGCTGGTATTCTTAGGTGGATCAGCCAGAACCTCTTGCCAATTGATATCAATCAAAGGGCTGATTTTATAGGTCTTAGGCTTTTTGCCCTCAACGTGCATATATGTCAAGGAGTCTATGTTTGTACCAACATATTCCTCCATTTTTCTTATATAATCCATTATCCCGGCGCCTCATAGTAACCAATATTGTGACCGTCTTTAGTATACTTTGCGACAGTTTCATCATAACCATCTCTCTGTAGACTATTATACACGGTTTTGCACATATTGTCAACATCATTTTCATTAAATTTATTCTTGCAGAAATGACACAAAATCTTACATTTGAAGTTTCTTTGCGTAGGATCTACCATCTTTGGGCTGATATTCTGTCTAATTTTCTCTACTTGTTGTCGTAACATTTCTAGGAATCTTGGCTCATCTTCCTTACCAAAAGGTAACGAGAAAGGCTGGGGATCGTACTTTCCATCCTCGTCTTTGGAGAAAAATATGCTCATAATCCTGTACTTAAACTGCGGGTACATTTTAGACATAGCGTAGAAGTACAATAATAATTGTGGGTCGTTCATCATTTTGTCATACGTCTTGACTTCGCCAGTTGCCCAGTTCAGCCTGCGACCAGTTTTCCAGTCGATAACCTCGATAGTTTCATCGTCAACCTGAGTTACCAAGTCAATCGTACCTTTGATGGCTAGTCTGCCTTCAACCCTTTCACCATTGATCTCGTAGTCAAACTTAGCCCAGTCTTCCTCGATCTCGATATCAAAATGAGGCTCAGTGTAATACACATTACGATAGCGAGGGTCAAAGTCTTTGCGGTCATTATGGTTTAAGAATAACCAAGCCCCTTTGACTACCTCTCTGTAGTGAGCGGGTTGCCAAGTATTCACAGAGTCTTTCTTGTAAGCCTCGTAGCTTCTTTGTAGTAACTCTTCTACAAACTCATCTTCGTAAAATTTCTTTGTACCAACCTTGACTTCACCAATTGCATCATCAACAGTTTTTAGTATCCTAGCTTTCGGGTTCTCCTGCTTGTACTTCTTGAGCGCAGCTAGAACCTCCATTACTTTGTGTACCATAGTACCCTGCTCCGCTCGTCTGCCGCTGTCACCGCGCCAGCCTAGAACATAAGTAATAAAATATTGCATTTGGCAATAATCGTAATTATTATACGACGAACTTCTAATATATGTTACTATCATTAAATTTCCTCAATAGAAAAGACTTGTAAAACTTTTGGACTTTTGCTATTGTGGAATCTATACTATCGTCTTGGTTGTCCAAATAATCTGTAAAACTGTAATTGTCAAGGGCTGTTTCACTTTTGTGGTCATCATCGAATACGTTACGAGTTAGTCGCAAAACCATTCCGCCAGCTTCCTCGATGACTTGTACTTCGTTGGGGAATCTTACATCTGGTATGATAGCAAGCAACGTTCCCTCACGTTTGATATCTTTAATACATTTATTGACCCAAACCGGCTCCCACATATAGCGCATAACGTCCGTCCCAAAATATTGTAGGAACTCGCGGGCGGTCATTGGGCCAGACCTCCAATACCTTGCCCGTCCCGGCATATTCTGCCAAAGCAAATGCTCTTGAATTTGATTCTTCTGATCTTCTGTGCCAAAACAGCATTCTTCTGGAATGTCAAACAGCTCGACCGCCAACCACTTGAGCGCATCTGCAAAGCTATACATTTTAATGTAGGGGTACAGATTGTTCTCTGCCCATGCAACAAAATCTTTGTCTCTGCGGGTCACGTCAAACACACCCCATCCATCCTGAATTAATACGTTCAAATGACCGTTGCCGTCAATGCTCCAGTCCTGAACCATATCCATTTGCTTTAGTGCAATACCATGAATAATATTAGCCACAGTATTTTTACCAGAATGTTTTTTGCCAGATATCCCAAGAATCATTTTAGTATTTCCTTAATTTGTTCAACAGTTTTCTTTCCGATATCGCTCCCAGTTGTTTTAGGGAACACCAAAGTAAATAGTCTACCTAATTTCCTTTGTAACTCAATTTTAGCCTCGCGGCCAGCTTGATCGTTATCTAATAATACAATTAGTTTAGTGATCCCGCTTTGTAATAATAATGCTTTCTGGTCCTCTGAAACATCCTTGCCAAATAAACCAACAGCATTTTTGTATCCTGCCTCCCACAGCCTCCAAACGTCCCCTTGCCCTTCTACTAGTATTAACGTTCCGAACGACGCGCTTGATAGTGCGTCGTCGTAATTGTATAAGAATCTTGTTTTGATGAATCCTTCGTTGAAGAGGAACTTTGGTTTGACCCATTCGTGCATAGCTCTTCCGATGTATCCGACAAGACCACCATTCTGCCAGATGGGTATAATGCTACGTTTGAGTCTTGCGCAATCCCTGACGCCGAAAGCGTCGAGGACTGATTTGGAAAATCCACGCGACTGAAAGTATTCTGAAACGGCGGAGGCTGTACTCGGGAGTTCAACCGTGATCTCAGTCTCTGGATCTCTTCGTCTTGTTTGTCTACGTTGTAAGCTAGATACCAAAGCAGAAAAGTCGCTGCCGCCATCCAAGTCAGCATTATTCCTATCATCAGTCCCATTTTTCTTCTCCTTTGACGCACCATTTACGTCATAAATTTTACATACATGTTTTAATATCTCAGAAAAAGTTGGCTCTTGTCCTGTCTGTTTCGACAATACGCCCCGTATAAAACCAAATATATCTGAGTTATATTCAGAATTACAGCCACGAGTCCAGCATCTCCACATCTGCTTGTCTAGCGATATGGAACAGCCGTTAGGATTATCGCTGCCTTCGTGACAAGGACAGCACATAAATATATTATCCATATCTTGGGTATATTCCAAGTTAAAACTTTCTAATAGCTTAGAAATATCTGAGAAAATAATATCTTTAACTTTATTGAGATCTAATGTTCTATTCATATTGATTGATCAAAATGTGTTCGATTTACTTTTACAAACTTAGCTGCTTTTGCAAAGTCTTTTAGATTGTCAACTCCGGTATAGGTACAGGCGCTTCTGACGCCGCCTTGTATATCTCGTACAACATCTTGGGCTGGGCCTTTGGTTGGCATCTCGATAACTCTACCCTCACTGGCTCTATAGTCTTTCAGACCAGTTCCGTGTTTGTCTTGAGCCATTTGCGAGGACATGCCGTAGAAAGTAAACACACCATCATTGACTTCGCCTTCACACTCGTCGCAACCCGCGAACATGCCGCCAAGCATAACAAAGTCTGCTCCAGCGGCGTAAGCCTTGGCTACATCTCCGGCAGTTCTACAACCACCATCAGCACAGATTAGACCTAGACGACCAGTATCTTTGCGCAGACCGTGAGCAGCGTGGGCGCATTCAGCAATAGCAGATAACTGTGGATAACCAACGCCGGTCTTGAGTCTGGTTGTGCAGGCACTTCCGGGTCCAATACCCACCTTGACGATATCAACACCGCCATGCAGGATAAGTTCGGTAACCATATCTGGAGTGCAAACATTACCCGCCATAATAATAGGATTGCCACCAACAGATTGACGAATAGCTTTACAATAATCTACAAAATATTCTGTATAACCATTAGCTACATCAATACAGATATTAGGATAGAAACCATGCTTTTGTGCTATAATATCTATACTTTGAAACTCTTCGCTAGATCCTGTCATACCAATAGAAACCCAAGTGTACGGGAATGCGTCATAGTATTCGTAGTATGCTGCTAATTTATCTGCGTCGTAGTGCTTATGCAGGCATGTGATCATACCGTACTTCATAAGTTCCGCAGACATACTAAATGTTCCAGTGGCTACCATATTAGAAGCCATAATTGGAGTTCCATACCATTGTTTTTGTGAGTGATAAAACTTAAACTTACGCTTTAGATTTACGTCTCGCCTGCTGCCAACGCTTGATCGCTGTGGCACGATTAGTACATCGTCAAAGTCTAGTTTAGGTTCATTATCAATTTTCATCTTCATTCTCCAGTTCGAATGGTAGGTCTGCGCCTTCGATTGCACCATTTGGGTTAGACAGACCTTGATCTCTAGTGTGTAGTTCTGTGAGTCTAGCGTACTCACCCTCGAAATTAAAGTTAATATAGTTACCGTTTAGGGTACGTGGGCCGTGACGCGCCTTTAGGGTTACTAGCTTACGGTTACCGCCCCGTGGACCGTCCTCAGCCAGCTCGTCTGGCGACTTCTCTTTAAGCATAGAGAATGAGGTGCAGAACCAAATGATGCGGTCAGAACCGCTCACAGAAGCCGTAGTCTCTTGCGTTATACCATCGCGATTTAGCTGAGTCAAACATACGCAAGGTACATCATATTTTACGGTTAGGTTGTGCAGTTCCTGAATCTGAAACCCAAGGGCTTGAAATTCTTTGATATCTACAATACCGCCAGCAGACATTAATTTAAGATAGTCTACAATAATCAAGCAGTCATTGGTTCTGCCTTCTTCGTCTGTGCCTACCTCTTGTAGAATCCATCGCTTGATAGTATTCAGAATACTTTCCCAAGGTTTGCCAGCAGCACATTCGTAAGTGTATGGCATACCTTTGAGTTCTGTCGCAGCTTTCTTACTGCGATATACTTTTCTTCATCGTCAGCAAAACGGCCTGTAGCAATCTCATCCTGCGGTACACCAGCGATGTGAGCGAGGATTCTATTGTAGTGGTCATCCACTTTCATTTCAGTGTCAACCATCAATGTAGGAATGCCGTTTCTAGTATTAGTGATGGCAATATTGTCAGAGATAACAGATTTACCAACGCCCGGACGAGCAGAGATAACATCAACGCAGGCACGACGCAGCCCGCCACCCAATACATGGTCAAAGTTAGCAAAGCCAGTAGATAAACCAAGTTGGTCGCACTTGTTTTCTATTACAAACTCTAGGTATTCGTCTACGCCTTCGCTAATTAATTTTGGTCGCTCGCCAGTTTCGTCATCACGTAAGAAGTCGATAAGAGGCATCTCAATCATGCTGACAATCTCGTCGATGCTCTCATCGCCCGAGATACTGTCAACATTCTTCTCAATCTTTTTAGTTACCTTTTTAGCGTTGCGAGCAAACTCAAACTTCTTGATTTGCAGAGCAAAGCGCATTACATTACGCTTATCTACAGGGTACTGCATGAGGTCTGCTATGTACTCTAGATTATTCTGAGTAGAGATAATTTCGTCAACACCCAAAGACTTAGCAGCAGAAATGATAGATGGTATATCAGCTACACCATCTTCCATAGCAATCTTTACTAAACAATCATATATAACTTGATTGGTAGTATCTGTAAATGTAGACGTACTTACTACGTCCATAATCTCAACATAAGACTCAAGCCCGTAGTTGGCGAGTCCAGCCAGAACTGCTCGTTCTGCGCCAATATCACTCAATTTCATTTGTTAACCTGTGCAACGATCACATCTGTAAAATTTACCGTAAACTAAACTAGCTGCAATCTCAAACGATTTATTGCAAACGCAGCATTGTTTTGTAATCTTTTGAATTCTTGACTCTGTTGGCCTTGGTTTTCTACCCATAGCTTCGTACTTGGATGCGTCGTAGTCTGGATCTCTCTTTTCTCCAGTGTCAGTCCAAGTGTTGTTTTTTGCTTTAACGGCTTGCTTGCCTGTGCTGAGTACACTTTTAGAGTTTGTTACTGTAAAGTCTTCGTTAACTCTTCTGGGAGACGAGGCCGGCTTAACAACTTCTTCTTTCTGCTCTTCTGTTTGTAGGTTACCAACATCTGTAATTAATTTGGCAACCAATTGTTCTTTTTGTTCTTTGGTTAACATACCAAGCATTGTGGATAAAACATCATCACTCATTTTCTTTTTCCTTTTTCTATTAATATTTCGGCTTTCCGTTTAATGTTGTATTCTCTGTTTTTAAGATGCTCAAGTCTACCTTCAGCAGTGAGCTTCCAATTGTTTACCGAGCGGGCTATCTCGTCGGTGGCAAGGATGGTCGCGACTTTAGTTTCATGCTTCTCGTACTTGTCCCAAATCCCCTGCTGAACTCCATAAGCAATAACTCTTTGTAATGTGTCGTTACACCAGCGAATAACATTCTCTGTGTGAGCGCGTTCTTGACCGACATGATCTGCGTACTGGTAAAGAAGAAACGCCTGATCAAAAAGTTCGTCTCTTGTTAGTGTCTGTAGTCTTTCTTCGGTAATATCGTCTGCACTCTTGAACTCTTCTTTGAATTCACACGGCTGTAAATTTTTACCCTCAATATACTCTGTGATACCATTCAAAAAGTATTCTAATCTATCTTGCGAGTTCAAGTTTTTCTCTCCAATAATCTTGGTCTTCGTCAAATCTCAAAACAACCAACTCAATATCATTTATGATACACCATTCTTGC